GACTTACGACTATTTCGTCAGTTGGACGCCTATAGAGGATTTAAAAATAATCCTGGAGCAAGTAATAACAGAAAATAGAAAATAAAAAATAACTAGGGGAGCTTAAAAACTCCCCACAAAACCCCCCTTAAAAATGAAAAATTTACTAAACAAAACAATTCTAAAAAGTTTACAAGATTACAAACTAACAAACCGAGCGACAAACGCCGTTTTATTTTTGCCATCAAATCAAGTTCAGGAATTTATGCGAAGAAACGGAGGAAAATTACATAAGTACAAATTTGAAACACCAGGACAAAGAAAAGCGCAAAGGATAGCAAACATATCGGAAACAATAGCAGTTGCAACCGTTTTAATCGGCTTTTGCGTACTTATCTATTCTTATATAACATATTAAAATAAAACCCTTAAAAACTAAAAAAAATGAAAACAGTCTTCCAAAGCTCTAGCGAAGTTATTCATCTATTCGCAAACAAATCACAAACGCACGCAAAAAACCAAACAAGGAACGCATTTTTTGAGCGCTCTTCTCTTTATTCTTACGGCTACCATTATAAACTAGCCCTACATCTTGACGGAGGAGCGATTCTAATAAATAACGGAGGTTATAGCGTTACAACTAGCAAACATATAGGCGAAATACAGCACGCCTCAAGACACAAAAAACAGTTTTATAGCGAGGATATATTTATAAAAAATGCCCTCAGAAGAACAGAAAAATTAGTGTCAAAGCTACCAAGGGCAAAAAGTAGAAAATTAGAATATATAGCGACAATAAAAGGAATATTTAACCATTTTCAAGATTTCCAAAGATACGCCAAAAGCAACAAAATAGAGTTTGTGAGATGGAGTAACAGCGACTTTATAAAAGCCCAAATAGATAAACGTTCCAAAGACTGGAAAAGGTTCCTGTACATTGCTAAAAGTATGGACAATATAACAATATTAGAGAAAGAAGCAAAAGAAGAAGAACAAAAGCAAAAGAACAAAAGAGAGAGAAGGCAAAAGCAATTAATACGGATGTATAGATTAGGGAAGAGCGACTTTGTACGCCTTGATTATGATTTATTAAGTTTGCAATATGATAAACAAAACCTAGATAATGAAGAAAGATATTTTATACATACTTCACAGAATGTTAAAATATCATTAGAAGAAGGACAAAAGGCAATAAAAGCGCTAGAGTTCTGGAAGTGGAATGATGAGAAGATAAATGCAAATCTAAAAGGCCAAAAGATAGGATATTACACGATAACAAAAGCACAAAATAAAACTTTATATATTGGTTGCCATAAGATTAAATTTGCAGAGATTCAAAGACTGGCAAAAGATTTAAAAAAAGTTATACTTTTATTATCTCCTGTAATAGAGGAAATAGAAGATATACCCGGATTCGAAGGTACCTTAAAACAATTAAATAATCTAAATATTAATAACTAAAAACAAAAACAAAATGAAAACAAAAACACAAAAAACAATTTACAATATAATAGGTATGTCAAAATACAGTAACGAAAATATAGACACGGCCGACAGCAAAAAAGAAGCTATCAAATTAGTAAACGAATACAGAATAGCCTTCGGCAATGATTGGATAATTACATATAAAAGAAAAAATAATTAATTAATAACTAAAATTTAAACACATGGCAAACTTCCAAACAGAGAGCGCAACAATTAAAGCAATCGTTATAATAACTTTTTTATTTCTCGCCTTTTGTAGTTAACAAATAATTTAGAAAGAAAGTTAAAGAATTTATAAAAAAACTATTGAAATACTAGCGCTTTTTCTTTGGATATTCCAAAAAAAACGACAAAAAAACTAAAAAAGTTTGTATTTTCTTTAATTTTCTCTCAAATTGTTAAAAAAGTTGGATATTTTTACTTAAATTCGGGATATTTTGGCAATTCCGTCAATTTTTGAAGCCGCCTTTCTTAAGGGTGTACACATACAGAATAAATTTTGAACTTCAATTTTATATCCATATTAAACAGATAATTAGTAAGTTAAGAAAGATTGTTAGGATGTTTTCTAGGAAATACAAATGTAATACAAATGTAAGCACAAGTTAGGGGAATGAAATTTAATAACTACGAAAAAAGGGGAAATATCAAGGGTTAGGGAAGGGTTGGGTAATAGTTTATAGTACCCTTATATATAAAGATAAAGATATGGATAAGGATAAGGCTAGGTATAATATAAATAAAAATTTAAAGTTGAATTTTATATTATTTCTATAAATTTCGTTATTGGTATAATTATATTTTGTTTATTTGTAATATTAAATATAATACTATGAAAGATAAAGAAAAAGAGGAGTTAAGAAGAAGATTAAGATTAGATAGCAATATGGATGATATGGAGAACAATATAAAAGAGAATGCAGATGGGGAAAAAATGCTTAAACCAAAATCAAGAAACTTACCTCCATTAACTAAAGAGATAGAGGAAATTAAACCAACAAGGGGAAAAGCTAAAACAACTGCGATGAGTAGAAATGCTTTAGCTTGGGCTTTGGAGGGACACTCAACAAAGATTAAATTAGCTTTAGAGAAACTATTTGATAAAGACCCTGAAGCATATATAAATGCTGTTGCGAAATTAATGAACTATACAGTACCTAAACTCTCATCATCTGAGATTACAGACAATACATCTAAAAGAATCAAGGTTGATTTTAATGAAGATGTATCTATTGAAGAATTGAGAAAAAGATTAGATGAGTACAGCGAATAACGACCCTATAAAACTTGCTATTGAGCAAAAGTTATGTGAGATGTCATTTTATGAGTTTTTTAAGATGTCTTGGCATATTGTAGAACCATCTGTACCACTATCAACAAATTGGCATCATAAATATCTATGCAATTTATTACAAGAGGAAGCAGAAAGAATTATTGAAGGAAAACCAAAAAAGAAAGATATTATTATCAATGTACCTTTCCGTTCAACTAAATCTTTAATTACTACGGTACTGTTTCCTGTTTGGTGTTGGATTAGAGACCCTAAGCTTAGATTTATTACAGCTTCTTATTCTGCAGACCTATCTATAGAACACGCAACTAAATCAAGAGATGTTATTCAAAGTGATTGGTATAAAGAAAGATGGGGAGAAATATTCCATATAAAGAAAGACCAGAACTTAAAAGCTAGATACGAGAATAACTATATGGGAATGAGAAGAGCTACATCTGTTGGAGGTACCATTACAGGTCAGGGAGCAGATTTCCTAATTATAGATGACCCCGTTTCTCCGAAAAACGCTGCTTCTGAAGTAGAAAGGGAAAATGCGAACGAGTGGTACCGAACAACATTTTACTCTAGGTTAAATAATCCACTAACGGGGGTCAGAATAATAATAATGCAAAGAATCCATGAAAATGACTTAAGCGGTTATTTAGTTAATGGTATAAACACAAGATTGAAGTATAAACACATTTGCATACCCGCAGAATTGTCAGATGATGTAAAACCATCTTCTTTAACTCAATATTATGATGAAGATGATTTATTTTGGACAGACAGGTTTAGTAGAGATATATTACAAGATTATAAAGAAGCTTTAGGTACTTATGGGTATTCTGGTCAGCTAATGCAAACTCCAACTCCTCTAAATTCAGGATTGATTAAGGGTAATTGGTTTAAGATAGATGAGTATTCTAAAAAAAATAATGGAGTAAATGTGAATTTTATAATAGACCCAGCATATACTGAAAATCAAAAGAACGACCCATCAGCATTATTAGCTTATATTTATTTAGATAATAAATGGCAGATTATTAATTGTATAAATGTTCATAAAACATTCCCTGATTTAATTAGATTTATTCCTGAGTGGGTACAGATGAATGGATATACAAATAGCAGCAGGATATATGTAGAGCCAAAAGCTTCGGGTAAGTCAATAGTTCAAACATTAAAAAGAGAAACAGGGTTAAATATTAGAGAAGATAAACCTCCAACTAAAGATAAGGTAGCTAGAGTACAAGATATAAGCGCAAGTTTAGAATCTGAGCGAGTAACTTTGTTAAAAGGGGATTGGAACGAATCATTTATACAACAATGTGTTAAATTTCCATCAGGCAAGCATGATGATATGGTAGATTGTCTTGTAATGGCTGTAAACAGAGAAATTTGGTCAAATTCTGGTAAAATTGTATATTTTTCGTAGATTTCCTTTTTTTTCGTGGTTTGTATTATTTAATATCTTATTTTTGTACAAATTTATCTAAAATTATGGAAATAGTATGCGATAACGTAAAACACAAGCAAATATTAGAAAAATACTTGCAATATGTTAAAGCTTCTATTTATCACATCACTGAAGAGCATGAAGCGGGGAAATTTGGAGATTTTATAGACACGCTAGAATCAATAATAACATATTCTAATGAATTTAGAGAAGATAATGAAAAACAGACATCTTTAATGAATGAATGGAGATATATGATTCCAAACTTAGTAGTATTTTCATCTGTTGGATTTTTATCGGGAATAAAAAGAAAATCTATAAGTAAAGATGTTGAAATATTGAAAAAGAAATTATTTAGAAAAACCTCAGAAATAATTGGGGAGACATACGATATATACGCTGAAGATAGAGTAAGTGATGAATTTAAAGTTAAATTAAAAGAAATATAATAGACTTATGGTAACATTAGATATTGATGGTAAAAAATATGAAGTTCCTACAGAATGGAAGGACATTACATTAGAGTATTGGTGTGATTGGTATGATATTATTAAAAGTAATGAACAAAAACATAGGGCTAAATTAAAAGAAGGGGAGTTTGATGAAGAAAAACCATTCGCTAAAATTAGTACAGTTGAAATGTTAAAGATGAATACTGAGATTTTTCAATATATAACAAAAATTGATGATAATACACTACAAAGATGTGATGTAGATAGTATTAGTAGAGCTATGGAGTTTATAGGTAAGGTAACCGAGGAATATAAACCTATGGGAGTAGATGGTTTTATGTTTGAAGAAGAAAAGTACTTTTTCCCTAAAGAAGCTATGTTTGATAACACTTTTGGGGATTATATTGAAGCTACACAGTTAGATATGACTATTGAGAGTATGAAACATGGAGTATTTGATGTATTACCAGAGCAGATGGCAATTTTATGTAGGAGAGCAGGAGAAGAATATGATGAAGATGCGATAGATAAGAAAACAGAGAGATTTAAGTTACTTACAATGGATATTATTTGGGAGTTCAGTTTTTTTTTAAGCATACAAAATCTCAAATTGACCAATCATTTTCAAATATCTTCGGTTCAAGACCAACTCCAACAGGTGGAGTAAGAACAGCGGGAGAGTATAAAAAATTTATACAGCCTTATGGTTGGTTAAATAGTTTGTATAGTATAGCAGAAAAGGGAGTATTTACAGAAGGGGATAAAAATAGTATAGATTCAGTAAAAGATGCAAATTTATATAAAGTATTAACATATATGAGTTGGCAAACAGCAACAAAAGATTTTGAAGCTGCTGTTAATGATAAAATTAGGAATCCAAATAAAATAGCATGATAATATCAGAAGAAGATAACAAAAAGTTAAAAGAGTATGTTAAATGGTTAGAAATCCAAGAGGACAAAAAGAATGGAGGTATGATTGGAAACAAAATACATTTGAATAAAAAAAAATATAACAGAAAAAACAATAAAAAGATATGGCTATCACAAGACTAACAGATTTCATAACTGTTGCTACAAGCAAATGGACTTATGGAGATAGTGCTTTTAAGTATGAGGGAGAGGTAAATCAAGACCACGATACTATATACCCCCTAATGATTATGACTCCTCCTACATCTAGGATGCCTGATATTTATGAAGGGTGGGAACATTATAATGTAGAGATGGAGTTTTATAACACTTATCAAACAGCAGCTCAAAATGCAGTTACATTACAATTAAGATGGGATAACTTACAAGATTTAGCTTTAGAATGGTTAGATAATGTTTTGATAGAGTATTCTGGTGGAGTAATACCTAATGTTTCAACATCTTCTCCTACTCCAACACAGGTTTATATAGATAAAGAATCATTACAAATAGAAAGAATAAAGAATAATAAGAACGATAAGTTGTGTAGGATAACAATGAGATTTGACATGAGAATGTTTACAAGATGCTTCACTCCAAAATCTGTTTATCCTAATACAATAAGTGATTTAGTGGTATGGCTTAGAGCAGATAGTAATGTGAATTTTGATATACCTACAAAAAAAGTATCTACTTGGGGAGATTCTTCAGGTAACAATAATAGTATATCACAAGGAGCGGCAGGAAGGAAGCCTTTCAGATACAGTTACAGTCCCTCATCTCCAATTGAACCAAGTGGAGATTATTTAGATAAAACTAGAATAACATTTCCCAAACCATCTACAGGACTTCAACCTCAATATCATTTTTTGTCTGATAATAACTCTCCAATATCAGGAAATGATTTTACTATTTTTATTGTAGCAAACTGTATTGAAGCGACAGTACATAGACCTATTTATTCTTATACAGATACTGGAAATGGAGTTACTATAAAAATAGGTCAAGGAAGTGCAGATAAGTTTCTCTCATTAGTAACAGATGAAACTGGGAAAAGTATTACTACTATTGTTAGTACAACAAATATAGAGTCAGATAACATATTTGTAACCACATTAGAATCAGACAACTTAAGTGTGCAACATAACAATAACAGCAAGGTAACTAATACTACTCCTGGTTTTAATGCGACAGCTCTTTTTAATACTCAGACTTTTAGTATTGGAGGAGCTCCTGGATTTGCGGAGGGATTTTGGCCAGAATTTGACACTCCAGAGATTCTTGTTTATAATAAAGCTTTATCAACATCAGAAACAAATCAAGTGTTAGATTACTTAAATAACAAATATAAAATTTATTAAATATGCCAAATGTAACTAACGGAGTATCAAATATACATTTCATTAAATATCCATTAGACCACATGGCTGGTCAGGGATATAGCAAAAGTGATGCAATAAAAATCATGTCTGTTAATAATCCTATTACCTATCAGCTTCAATGGGGTCAAACAAACTCTCGTATAACGAATTTTATGACCAAAGATGAGTATCAAGATGGAGATGTAGCTAATGTTATATTTGATATATATATGGGTAATGTATGGAGAGAGCATGATAACAATATACCTAATATGGCGTTTATTGGCTCTTTAAGAAAATCTAGAGATATGCCTTTAATAATGGGAGAAGGGATGAACCCTCAATTTACAACAGGAGTTAACACAAAAAATTTTCATACATTCACTGTTGATATAGCTCCTGTTGTTAAAAGTTATTTATCATATACACTAACTCCATTTATGAAAGGCTCTCCTTCTGAACTTTTTAATATGGGAGGAACTTACAATACAAATAATTCTTATGATTTTACAAGTATAGGAGGTAGCGATAGAATTATACAAATACAGGCTAGGTTTGAAGTTTATGAGCAAGACGCAACTATATCTGAAAGATTAGTTATAGCTACATCTGGTGGTAGTGAAGTTGTTAAAAACACAGGTGGTATTGTGGTGGTAAACGCAGCTCTTCAGCATGATGAAAAACCACTTCTTAATAGATATAATGTAAATTGTAATTTAGGTACTACATATAAGGAATTTTTTAGTAACTTCCCAAACAACGATTCAACATCTGGAGAGAAAAGGGTTCAAATATTTAAGAAAGTTAGATTAGATGATGAAGGAGAGTTTTTATCTTGGTTTCAGGAAAAATTCGCTAATAGTGGAAGTCCTAGTCATACTTATGATATGGCAGATTTTTATTTACAGATATATACAGATGAAAGTGATGGAACTCATCATACAGCAGCTTTAAGAGATGTTCAATATACATTAGGTAATACTGGCACTATAAGCTCTTCTTGGTGGGGTAACTCAGGATGGGGGGCTAATTCAGACCCATACGACACAGAAGTAATGAAAGTATTATCTCAAAATGTATCTCCAGCTTATATAAATAGTGTTCAACCTGGCACAATAACATCTGATACTATTTCATACAGAGCTAAATTAATTTGCTCAGGAGGAACATTAGGTACAGGTAAATCAGTATCTGAATCTAGATTTTATGCATTAGACCATGAAACCGCTAATACAGCTTATGACTATGTAAGATTCCATTGGTTAAATAGATTAGGAGGTATAGATAGCTATACAGCAAAGAGAGATATATCAGAATCCGTAAATGTTAGTAAAGTATTTTTTGAAAGACAATCTCCTAATCGTCAGTTTATTCAACAGTATAATGGTACTGGTAATACTTTTAGTAATCCACAAGACGCTTTAGGAGGAGATACCTATAAAGGTTCTGTTAATACACTAGCTGTTGAAGCAACAAGAAGTAAAACTGTATATACAGAGCCTCTTAATATGGAAGAATCAAAATGGCTAGAAGAAATATTAACCTCTCCAAATGTTTGGGTAGAATTAGATAATGAAGCTGGATTTTGGACTGAATGGGTTACAGACAACTCGGCTGAAATCCATCCATCAACAAGAGATTATTTCCCTGTAACAATTACTAATAGTTCATTAACAACAGTTGACCAAGCTTTAGGGTTGGTTAAATTTAATTTAGAATACACTATGGCTAACTCAATAGTTACTCAGTCTAATTAAAAAAATATATGGATAAAAAAGTTAGATTACAAATAACAGATGTTATAGATTCTGTAAATGCAAATCCAGAATTAATTGATGTTATGGGGGGTACCCGTACAGGAGCTGCTGGGGTGGGGCAATGGATGCCTCCTTTTTATTTTAAAACATATTCTGTCGTAACCACGCAACAGGCATTTTTATATCAAGGAGCTTATGATATTGGTTCCGCTACTATTCCTAGTAATCGTTGCATGCCTGGAGTGTCTCCTACTCAACCTCATTATTTAGAAAATATATTATCAACCCCTTTAACAGTAGGTAAAACTTATTTACTTTCATTCGCACTAACTAATATGAGAGCTGACTTGGGTTATACAGGTAAATTAGGTTTTGCACAAACTGGAGGAATTTCTACTAACGCTTGGCTGTCTGCAGACGGATATTATAGTGAAACTTTTGTAGCTACAGGAACTCAAATTAGAATAAAGTCATCTAAATCTAAAGCTACTAGTGGAGGGTCTACTGTTGGACATACATTTTCTAATGCTGTACTATGCAATATATCTTGCAAAGAGGTGGCTTTTAATAAAAACAACAATATTGTAGGAGATATAGAGTTAACAGACAGTGAAAATTTCCCACTCTCTTTATCTTACGCTGTTTCTGATGGAGAAAATTTAGAAAGTAGATTTGGAGATTACTCTAAAACATTTGAAATCCCCGCTACAAAAAACAATAATCAATTATTATCTCATGTCTTTAATGTTAAATCAGTTAACACTAAGGATATAACGGGTCTTAAAAATTGTAGAGTTTTAGTTGGAGATACAGAATTTTTTAGAGGTAGAATTAAGATAAACGGAACTTCACAAACATCTACTCCAAACAGTTATTCTGCTACAATATATGGGGGTAATTATGGATGGATTTCTAAACTAAAAGGACTTAATCTTAATGATGAGGGAATATATAACGACACTGAAACTTTTACCTACGACTACCTGAGTATTATGCAGTCATTTAACGACACCCAAGCTAATTCAGAGCTTGTTTACCCACTAATTAGTTATGGGGATTTTTGGCCAAATGCAGGCGCTGGGTTTAATCATACTGCAGCAAGAGTAAATCTATCTGATGAAACAGATAACTCTCAAGATTGGAGACCTTCATTTTGGATTTACAATATACTGCAAAGAATATTTAACAACATAGGTTATACTATAAATAGTAATTTTATAGAAAATTCTGAATTTAAGAAATTAATATGTCATTTCTCTCCTGATAACAGCTCAACTTCTACAGAGGGAGTAACCTCTACTGAGGGAGCTACTTTTGCAACAAGAGCATACTGGAACTTAGAAACCCCTACAGGTGGAAATAAGGGTATATGGGATAGTAGTTTAGTTGGACTTGTAGATTATCAAATAGTAGAGTCTGCTAATTGGGTATCAGGAACTTTATCTGGGGTTACACAAGGAAATATTGATGGTAATGGAGACCCCGAATGGAGAACTGTAATAATGAATAAGGAAATTAATTCGGCCAGTGGTGTTACCAACTCATCTTATAACGAAACTACAGGAGTGTGGACATGCCCCAAATCTGGATTGTATAATTTCTCTACAGCAATTGATATTTTAATAGGAAATTTTGATAATAGTCAGGCTTCAAATGGTGTGATTGCAGATGATTATGTTGGTTTTACTCATCCTCATGAAGTTGGTATAAGAATAGTAATGGAAACTAATACGGGAGCTAGTACAGGATTATCGGCTTTTGATAATTTTGGTACCTCACAAACAGAGCTAAAATCCCGTACACAGATTGGAAAGATTGCTCTACCTACTCTGGGTGATGGTGGAAATTATGAAGGGCAGGATGTTCCTATATTTATACCAGTACACAAAGAAATGCAGACCCCATACGCTTGGTATGTGCCTGTAGGATATAGAGTAAAAGTTCAGGTGGCAGTACAGTTTAATTTTTATGACGTAGCTCAAAATTTGAACTCTAACCCTACCGCTGCTAGGATGGGATATATTGTGTTGAGTGATGAGCATAGGAAAGCTTGTTCAGGTGGAGCTCCAGGAATATTACCATACAATAAAAGCGCTAACAACTATAATGATAGTTACTATACTGCTGGTAGTAAGGGTTTTTTGAATAATGACCCTGGCCTAGCTGGGGATAGTAATGTAGATATTGCTAATGCTGATAAAATATGGGCAAAAAGCACTAAGCCATTTTTTAAGGTTGAACCTGTCCCTAATCAGGGATTCATGGTTCCAGAAGTTTATAAAATAAAACAGTGTTTGCCCGCTAATGTAAGTCAAATAGATTTTATTAAATCATTGTCTCATTTATTTAATTTACAATTCAGTACAAACGCTGATTCTAAGACAGTTAGCATAGAGCCTTTTGATGATTTTTATTTAGACAAATCTCAAGCTTATGACTGGAGTAATAAGGTGGATTATTCTAAAGACATTAAAGATGTTTTCAATATCGCTATATTTGAAGAAATGTCTTGGGAATATAAAAAAGATAGTTCGGATGGTTTGATGAGTTTCGTAAATGAAGCTTTTAGACCAGCAGATTCTTCTGAACATTTCTTTAATGTAAAACATAATATGGGTGTTAAATTTAATAAAGGCATGAAAAGATTTGTAAATCCTGTGTTTGCAAGTACATGGACAGATTGGAACGCTGACGCTGGGCCAGCTAGTAGTCCAAAACTAATGCCTGTTATAAATAAATCTGAGTCTATATATGGATATGCTGTAGCTCCATATCCTACTAGACCAGATAAAATAACTAAATACGCTCCAAGAATAATGAAGTACAACGGAATGGTTAAGGGGCCAAATGACCCTAGTAACGCTACTGCTGGTCAAATAGGATTTCAAACTGTGTGGAGTTATTATGGAACAGCTTTCTCTGGACAATCTGATACTTATCATGGTTCAGCTTTATCTCCTAGAGCTATGTTTGTAGATTGGGAAGATACAACTGAAGATTTGTTTAGTAATTTATCTTTTGCAGACGAAATAATAAACCCTCCTTATTCTAATCAGACAATTATCAACAAAGGATTGTATAGTTTATTTTGGGAAGGTATGATTGAAAAATATAAAGCTAACCCTAGAACAAGGACTTACTATATTAACTTGCAATTATCAGATATTATAAATATAGACTTAAGAAGGTTAGTTTATATAGATGGTTCTTATTGGAAAATAAATAAAATTGTAGATTACGCCCCAGCTAAAAACGATTTAACAAAAGTAGAGCTTATTCAATGGACAGAGGAGGTTTCTTCTGCTTTAATTTCGTCTCAATAATCTATGAAAAATATTAATATTAAAATATATATAAATGAGCAATAGCAAAGCTTCTCTAAATTTTGTTGACCCTAACTTAAATGTTAAGGATAATAAAAATATAATAAATATAAATACACAGGGTATTGTAGAGCAAAAAGGAGGTAAGATATATATGACTCATAGTTTTATGACTTCTACAACTACTACCGTTACAATGGGAGAAAGGATGACTTCTACAACACTTACTACATCAAGCACAGGGGAATGTTGTGAGGCTGTAGACGAGTTATTAACTAATGTAACTGTTGGCGACAATGTTGACTGGACTGTTGCGAATGTTGGGGTTGCAGATGTTAAAGAAGATATATTTTTACCTATTATGTACACTGATAGCTCTAATAATCTTCAAGAAGTTATAAGAAGTGTAACACAAGAAGATAATAATAGGCCTGCTCAATTTAGAAATCCTATGATTGATGAAGAAATAATGTACTAATGGCAGAAAACAAAGAAATAAAAAGAGAGTTAGCGTATATAGGGGATAAGCTTACGCAGTATATGATTAGGATAATTGAAGAGCAGGGTCATAGTGCTAAAGGGTCTCTTGTAAGAGGATTTTATTGGAGTATTAAGGAAGATTCAGATGTAATTAATTTAACAATAGGTAATAGTAGGTCTTATTGGCAAATGATTGATAATTATGGTAACCAAAGATACCCTGCTAATGTTAAAAAAGGGGTTATTTATTGGTGGATGAGGGAAAAAGGGACATTTGATACTAGCGATGACGCTTATTTGCGAGCAGCAGCTAGTAGAATAGCCAAAGAATTAACTGATGAGGGTTGGCCAACTGAGCGTGGAATGGCTGAATCTGCAGGAAGGAGTGATTTTTCAGGTAAAGCAGATGCGTTGGCAGAATATGAGGGTCTATATAATGGTTTAGATTCAGCTTTTAGTGATGAAGTAGATGACCTTTTTAGATTCTTAAATGAAGAAGGTAATATAATTGATGTAGTAGCAGGTTAATAAATAAAAAAATATGGCAGGAAAAGTAAATAAGATAATAAATGTAAAGGTTGAGGGTGTAGGTAAAATAAAACAACTTGAGGAAAGTCTTAAGAAATTAAGAAAACAGCAAAGAGACATCAAGAAGGATATGAAAGATGGAGCTAACGCTGGTAAGTATGCCGAACAACAATATAAAAAGAGTGAAAACGCTATTAAAGGTCAATCTAAAGCTTTAAGAGAAACAAAGAAAGCTATGTTAGACGCTAATAACACTACTAAAAAATCCACTAGCTTACAAGGGTCAATGACTATGAGTATTATAAAGGGAGCTGCTGCTTTCTCTATATTAGTAACAGCTTTCAGGAGAGTTAGTCAAGCTTTAACATCTGTTATAGGAACATTTACTGAGTTTGAATTTGTAATGGCTAAGGTAAAAGCCGTTAGTGGCGCTACTCCTGAAGAATTTAAAAGACTTACAGCTGCTGCTGAAGAATTAGGTCGTTCAACATTTTTTACCGCTACTGAAGTAGGTAATCTACAGTTAAATTTATCTAAATTAGGATTTACAGTAACAGAAATAGAACAAGCTACACAAGGGGTTATTAATCTTTCTATAGCTACAGGTAGTGATTTAGCTAGAAGTGCAACAGTTGCTGGTAACGCTATTAGAGGTTTTCAATTAGATGCTAGTGAAACAACAAGAGTTGTAGATATTATGGCTGTAGCTTTTACAAGTTCAGCTTTAGATATTGAGAAATGGCAAACATCTATGACTAAAGTAGCTCCAATTGCAGCAATGGCTGGATTTAGTATTGAGGAAGTAACAGCTATTATGGCTAAATTATCTGATACAGGTATTGAAGCTTCTATTGCTGGTACATCTTTAAGAAACATATTACTTAAAATGCAAGACCCTACATCTGAGTTAACTAAAAAGGTTGGGCATACAATAACAAATCTAGATGATATGTTGTCTTACTTTAAGCAATTACAGGATGAAGGAACTGATTTAGGAGATGTTCTAACATTCATGGATGTTAGACAAGTAGCTGCTTTTGGTACTATGTTGGAGGGAGCTGATGATATACAAGCTTTAGTAGAAGAATTAAAGAATGCTGATGGAGCAGGTCAAGATATGGCGGACACTATTGGAGATACATTACAGGGTAGTATATTTAGGGTTAAATCAGCTTTACAAGGGGTTTCTATAGCTTTAGTTAAGCAATTTGGCGACGCTATGAAGAAAACACTAGAGAAATTAGCTCGTTGGCTTAATAGAATGGTTGATAGTGAAGAAAAATTAGAAAAATTTTGGAAGGGTGTAAAAACTGCTACAAAGACACTTGCAGCTTTTGCTATAGGACTTCCTATTGTTAGAAGAGCTATTAAATTCTTTGCTGCTGAAACTGTTGGAGCTGCTGGAAGTATAACTATATTAGAAGGGGCGGTAATAGGACTTAAGTTTGCTCTAAGGGGACTTAAAATAGCTATAGCTTCTACAGGTATAGGTTTATTAATTATTGGATTAGGAGAGTTAGCTGCATCTTGGTTTTTTGCTGAAACAAGCGCAGAGCGTCTTGCTGGGCTGATTAACGAACAAGGAGAAGTTATATCTAAATTGATTGATAAGAAAAGAGATTTAGCTAAAATTGAGGATGATGTTATTGACGCTACAACAAAAGAAATAACACAAGTTGATAGATTAACTAAAGCTTTTAGGGATGCTGAAACTCCTCTTGAAACAAGAGTTAAGATATTAGATAAATTAAAAGGTATAAGTGAACAACATTTCGGAAACTTAAAAATCGGAATGGAGAATTATGAAGATTTAGATAAAGCAGCCGAAGCTTATAAAACTACTCTTATAGAATTAGCTACTATAGAAGCTGGTAAATCTGCTTTAATAGAGGTTGCAGGACAAATAGCTAAGCTTGACGCTCAAATTCTGGTTTATGCAGAAAATACAGATTTAATGTATGAGTTCCGAAAAAATTGGATGAAAGACAAGTCTGCTTCAGAGGAAACTACAATAAAAACAATAAGAAGGTTAGAGTGGGGAGGTGTTTTGGATGAGTACGGCTATAATGAAAAACAAGCTGCGAAACTGATTAGTTCTGTTGAATCTTACGAGAAACTTATGGTTAGCATCCCTGAGCTGGAAGAAGCAGAACAACTTAAAGAAGCAATAGAAAGCAATATTAAAGATATTGATGTTACAGCTCTTTTAGATTTAGGAGATGAAGGTGGTGGGCCTGGAAGTTGTGGAAAGGGTTATAAATGGAGTGAATCTGCTGGTAGGTGTGTTAAGAAATCTACAGGAGCTAAATACAGTATGTCTGAGAAGGTAACAGAAGAACAAGTGGAAGTTTCTGATGTTAGCGACCAACTAGAGTATAATGTATTAATGTTAGAAGCTAAAGGTAGAGGAATAGAAGCTTTTAAGAAGCAAGATAAAATAACTAAAGATGAAGAAAGAACTGCTAATATAGCTTACAATAAAAATCTATTAGCATTAAATAAAGCTAGATACGCTCAGGAATTACGAGATTTAACAAATGCTAAAGATGAAGAAAGGATTCATGTTCAATCACTGAATTTACTTAAAGAAGATGAACTAGCATTATTAGACGCTGTTGACGCTCAATTTCTAGACGATAAGAAAAAAGCTCTTGAAAAACATAATCAAGAAACTACACAGATTGAAAACAAAATAGCTCAACAAGAATTAGATTCAGCTAAATTAAGGAAAGACCAAGAAGCAAATTTGTTAACTGAACAGTATGAAACCGACCAACTAAACCTTGAGGAGGCTCTTGCTAATAAAGAGATTACAGAAATGGAGCATCAACAATTTATGTTAATGTTAGAAGCGGGTTATTTATTACAAAAACACGACATTTATAATGGATATGCAGAGGAACAAAAGAATATTAATAAGGAATTAAAACGAAACACTATAGAGACTACTGAAGCTCAAATGGCAGCTATGAATGATTACATAAGTAGTGTTGGAGACTTAGGTCAGCAGATGCAAGATTTAGCGGGAGATGAGGAAAAGTTATCAGGATTAAGAAAGGTTGGTGTAGTTGTTACTAAAGCCGCAGCTACAGCAGAAAAAATATTAGCTATTGCTACAACAATAAACACCTTAGCTACAAAGAAGAAAACTATAGCTGAAGTAATAGATGTTGCTATGACGGGTAAAGTTGTAGCTGCTAATCTAAAGAAAACAATTTCAAATATATCTACAGCTGCTTCGGGCTTTATAGCTACAGTATCTGCTGCGGCTAAATCTATACCTTTCCCGCTTAACTTATTAGCTATAGCTGCTACTTATATGGCAATAAAAGGAGTTGTTCGGAGTATTAAATCTAGTTTTGGAGGAGGAGGTGTTGGAGATATGCCTTCAGATAGTGGGGGTAGTAGTAGTGGTGGTAGTAGTGGAGGAGAAGGAGGGGGAATGATGTCTTTAATGACTTTTGGAGGGAGACATCAAACTGTTGGAGAGGTTGATAGTTATGCTGATGGAGGTATGGTACATGGTAAATCTCATGCTCAAGGTGGGGAGAAGTTTGCTGTAGGTGGTAGAGTAGTTGAATTAGAAGGAGGAGAGGCTGTTATAAACAAAAGAAGTACAGCAATGTTTAGAAGTCAATTATCAGCTATGAATACTGCTGGAGGAGGAGCTAGGTTTGCTGATGGAGGTATAGCAAATGTACCTTCGTTTTCTCAAACACAGTTCCAAGTTGATGGACAAAGGGGGTTACAAGGAGCGATAGGACAAAAATCTAAAGTTGTTGTGGTTGAGTCTGATATAACTAAATCTCAAAACACGGTAACTACAATTCAATCAGAAGCAAGTTTTTAAGATATGTTTGTTAATAAAAAAGTTAAACAAGAAAGATTAGATACCTGTAAAAGCTGTAGTTTTTACAGAAATTTTTTAATGTTAAAAAAACCTAAATGGGAATGGGGAGCAAGATGTGGTAAATGTAGTTGTTTCTTAGATGCAAAAACAACTCTTACTAAAGAGTTTTACGGAGAATGTCCTTTAGGTAAATGGAAAGAGTAATTAATAACTTAAATACAGTTGAAACTGTTGACAATATGAGTGTAGAATTAGTAGCTGAAAAAATTAAGGGAGATAAAAGAAAGGAAATAATGGAGAATATTATTAGAAACAAAGAACATATGGACTCTAAAGAAGTGTATCATCCTACAAGTTTACCATTTTTATTCTCTGAATGGCATAGGCATTTTCCAACAATTAAACAATCTATTGGTTGTATAGGTTGTAGGAAAGCTGTGGTTAAATTTTGGACTCAGGTATATAATTATTGGGAAGAATAATATGGCTCAAAGAGAAAATAAGGTAGATATAATAACAGAGTATATTGATTTATTATATCATGAGTTACAAACAAGGTTTGGGGAAGAGCCTCAAATAAAAGATATGCTATCTCATTTAATTGAGAGAGGAATGATAGAGCCAAAGAGGCTAAGGAATTATATGGTAATTAAAGATTTTGACAGTTTACTTGTTACTAATGAAGGTAACAGAACTCATAGTTTTATAGACTTATCAATAAAATATGATATAACTGAGAGAACAGCTCAGAACATAGTTTATAAGGAGAGAAATAAGTCAGTGTTAAAACGAAATGTTCGTTAAAAATCTTTTTTCCATTTTTTTCGTAAATATAATGTTAATTAAAATTATTTTTGTAAAATGAATAATAATAAACAAAGTTGGTATTCAATAAACGCAAAACAAACTGATGGGTTTGTGGATGTTTACTTATATGACGAAGTTGGAAGCTATGGAGTGTCAGCTAAAGATTTTGTTAATGATATAAAATTATTAAAAGGTAAAGACATTTATCTTCATGTTAATTGTGTTGGAGGAGAGGTGTTTGATGGAATGGCTATATATAACACTCTTAAAAAATATAAAGGAAAGGTTATAGCTTATGTAGAAGGTATAGCTGCAAGTATGGGTAGCATTATTCCCTTAGCCGCTGATGAGATTATAATGTCAGAGAACTCTTTATATATGATACATAATGCTTGGGGTGGGGCAATGGGAGAAGCAAAGGATATGAGAAAGACAGCAACCCTGCTAGACAAGTTAAGTTCTGAAATAGCTAATATATATTCAAAGAAAACAGGTTTGCCGTTATCTCAAATTGAGGAAATGATGGATGAGGAGACTTGGTTTAATTCAGAAGAAGCTTTGCAATACGGATTTATTGATAGGATTTCTGATGCTGTGATGGTTGCAGCTAAGTACGACATTACTAAATTTAAAAATAAAACCCAAAAAGAAATCGTAAATCAATTAAATAATAACAAAAAAAGTAAGACAATGACAGAAGAATTAAAATCATGGTTTGGTACAAAAGTTGAAGAAATTGTTGCTGCAGTAAAGGGCGGAGTTGATAAAACAGAAGTATCAGAAGTAAATGTTATTTTGGCTGATAATGAAGAAATCTCTAACAAGCTTTCTGAATTAGAATCCGAAGTAGTAGAAGTTAATACTTTATCAGAAGCTAAAGACAATGAAATTACAGAGTTGAAAGCTGAAGTAGAGAGATTGACAAGTAAATCTAACGCTAAAGGAACTGAAATCACAACTGATTCAGACCCTGAAGTAGTAGAAGTTACAGAGGTAGAGAGTGGCGATGCTGCATTTTTCAATAAAATGTTAGCGAAAATTAATATATAATAATAATTTAAAATAATAAAAAAATGGCAAATGTAGCATTAGACGGAATGGGAGCAGGGTATCAAGGTACTTACGCTTCAAAAATTCTTTTAGAACCTATGTTTCACTCTGACAGTATTAGTGGTAATTACACTATATACCCATCTGTGAAATATAAACAAAATATAACAATGGCTCCTGCGTTAAGAGGTATTACAGCAGTAAACGAAGGTTGTGGGCCAAACGCAGGTTGCGACCCTGCAGGATTTTCAGTTACAAAGAAAACAATTACAGTAGAAAATGTTTCTGTAAAACAAGAACAATGTTGGGATGAGTTTAAAGACCAAATTATTGTAGAGTCTTACAAGAATGGTATCAGTATGCCTGACTTATCAGGAACTCAATTAGCTGATGTTATCATCAACAGAGTAAGAAATGGTATCATGAATGATATGAGTAGAAATATTTGGGCAGGAATGACAGCTACTGCAGTAGCAGACTGTACTTACGAATCAATGGGAGAAGGACTTTGGGATAAATTAGGAGCAGATGCTAATTTCGCTCACGCAGGTTCTTTACAAGCAATAAAAGGTGGTGGAGTAGCAGCAGACTACAATGTGGTATCAGCAAGAATACCTAGTGCAGACGCAGCTACAGTATTAGGACAAGCGTTTGAAGGAGCTCCTTCTGAGCTACAACAATTAGAAGCGGGTAGAAAGAGAATGTTTATGACTCCAAATATTTACAATGCTTGGTATGCTTCTTTAACAGCGGTTGCGACAGCTGGTTCAGTTGATTATGGACACTCAGAAGCACAAACAGGAAAAGGTAGATTATACTTTAGAGGAATTGAGTGTGTACCTTTATATACTTGGGATGAGGCTTTAACTGCAAGAACAGGAGCAGACAAGCCTGATATTTTTGGTGTACTTGACTCTGCAGGAGCAGGATTTGACGCTAAAAACGGAGTTATATATGCGTCAATAGACAATTTATTTATTGGAACAGATGTTAATGCTCCTGAAAATGAATTAAAAATGTTCTATGATGAAGTTACTGATAAGATGTATATTCGCTCTTACTTCACTATGGGCTTCCAGTATGGTTGGAGTTCATTAATATATGGAGCTTGTCTTACTTCTTAATTAATTATTAACTTTAAAAATAAAATAAAATGGGATTAACAACAGGATTATCAATAACATGCCCTGATTTACAAAGAACAGGTGGTATATCACAAATATTTCTAAGAACTTGGCACGAGACTGATATAATAACTTTTGCAACAACAGCTGGCTCAAATCACGCTATATCAAGTATTAAAAAAGGAGCTGCTGATGCAGATTGGTTAATGTATGAATTTAAGGATGAAACTCCTACATTAAATGTAACAGCTTCAAAAGAGAATGGTTCAACGTCTTTTGATTGTGTTTTATCTTTCTACATACCAAGAATGAGTAGCGCTAAATATGGTGTTCTACAAGAAATGCTAAATACTTGTATGATGGGGTTAGTGGTAGATACAAATGACAAGGTTTATGTTATTGGAGCGAGTAATAAATACTCTGTAGGAGCACCAGCTTCAGGTACAGGAGCTTCTACTGCTCAGATAGCAAGAAGTCAGACTTACTTAAACCTTACTTCAATGGAAGGTCAAACAGGAGCTGCTTATTCTGAGGAAAATGGAATTACAGTAGTTTTAACAGCTAGACAGTTTGAGTTACCGAGATTATACTCTGGTCTTTTATCTCCAGACTTAGCTGCTTTAACAGCTACAACTGCCTAATATTTATAAGAATGATAAAAGGGGGTGTAAAAACCCCCTTATATCTTTTTTATTTATATGTGTGATTGTGAAAATAATGTTGTAGATTTACAGCAAATAAAAATATATACTATTATGGCAAAATACAAAGCTCTAGTTGAGTATCAACAAATAAGATATGGAGGCGGCAATATAACTTCAATAAATGAAGGTAATACTCAGGAAGAATTAGCTTTTATATATGAAGTTTTAGGATTAACAAAACTTGTTGAGAAAACAGAAAAAACTAATAAAACTACTAAAACAGATGCTAAAAAAGTCAGCAAAGTCAAAGAAACAAACGAGTCCGAAAAAGAGTCAGGTAAAGACAAAAAAGACAAAGAGTAATACTTTTGAGTTTGGTGTATTTGATTTAGTAACTCCTCCTAATGTGGTGGAGCCTCTAGATTTAAACAGGATAAATACTAAATTTATTCCTTTTGGAAAAGATAATTTATTTCCTCAATACCTAGCAGAACTTAAAAGAAAATCATCTACTCACAGGTCTGTGTTAGCTCAGAAAGTTGTGTTTACAGCTGGAGCTAAATTCGTTTGTAAAGATGACGCTACAAGAGATTTTATTAAAGATGTAAATGCTGATGGAGAATCATTGAGAGATGTATTCAAAAAATTAGCTGATGACTACTATACATTTGGTAATGCTTATGTAGAGGGTGTTTTATATGATGGAGGCGTAAATCTTTATCATGTAGACGCTACTACAGTTAGAATGTCTAAAAACAAAAAAGATGTCTATGTACATCCTGATTGGAAGAATTATAGAAGTCAAGATGAAAAAATACAAAAAATAGCTCTTTATCCAAGAGTAACATCAAGTAGATTTATAATGCAGTTTAAGGATTATGAACCTACTTTTAGTTTTTATGGACTACCTGATTATGTTGCTGGACTAGAACATATATCGGTAGATTATGAAATAGGATTATGGAATAACACACAGTTCCAAAATGGATTCCAACCTTCAGCTATCGTTGAGATAAATGGAGATATGGGAGAAGAAGAAGCTAAAAAATTAGTTACAGAAGCTCAAAAGAAATTTTGTGGACAGGGTAATAATGGTAAAATTATGTTTATCGTTAAGAATGGAGATACAGCAAATGCTAATGTTCAGATATTAAAAGATGATAGAGATGGTAGTTGGATGGAGCTTCAACAAATTACAGACCAAAATATAATTACCGCTCATAGATGGCAACCATCTTTAAGTGGTATTGTTAGTTCTGGTAAGATGAATAATACAGGAAGTGAAATTAGAATATCTTATGACTTAGTTATGACTACTGTTATTAAAGAAACTACAGATTTATTACTAACAGGTATTCACAAACTACTATATCATGAAATGGGATTTGACCCTAAGAACTTAAAGATACATTACGAGCCGCCAGTTTCTTACGCTAACGATGTAGATATTAAACAAGTCTTAACTATAAACGAACAGAGAGCTTTATTAGATGAAGATTTTGATATGTTAGAAGATGGAGATATGTTTGTTGCTGATAGAGAGGTTATAGTGGTAGAAAAAGATGATGATGGAGATGGAGAAGTTGAAAGAAAAGAAACAACTATAGAACAAAATTAATATGGCTAATTTAAGACAATATAAACCACTCATAACAGCGTCTGAAGTAATTAGTAAATCTTTTACTAACGCTAATACCGACCCTTATTTAATTAGTGATAATAATTTAATTATTACAGAGTTAGCTCATATAAAAGATAAGTTAGGAATAAAATTTTATGGAGAACTAAAAGAACAACATAACAATGGAACTTTAACAGCTAATAATACTACATTTTTAACAGATTATCTTAATGATTGCTTGGCTTGGTTTACTAGATTTGAAATTATCAATGAGATTCAAATGAATAGTACAAGTATGGGGGTTGTTACAAGTATGGATGAATTTAGTAGTGTTGTAAATCCTGACGAGTTAAATGTCTATAAACAAGACACTTACAGAAAAGCGGAAATATTTTTAGAGGACGCTATAGAGTATCTTAATGACTCAGACCAAGCTGGAGATTTCCCTACTTATGAATCTAACAAACCTTGTAGAACGGGTGTTTGGAAAAATCATGGAATTATAATGTATGATAGTATTTATGATAGACGCAGAAATTGTTGTGGAGATTATAATTGTAATTATGGTTGTGATTATTATGAAGGTTATTATTATTAAAAATTAAAATTATGCCTTGTTTAGAGTGTGAAAATAATTTATGGAAATTCGGAGAGACAGGTAAATGTCAATACGAAAGTAAATCTCAATGTGATGAAGCTAACGCTGATTACTACGCTGAGGAAACTTACAATGATTATCCTGAATCAGCTACGAACAATGCTAAGAGAGCTATAAAATATAAAGAGGAAAATGGTAGTGATTGTGGAACAAGTGTTGGATGGACAAGAGCTGGTCAATTAGCTAGGAGAGAAAAATTATCAAGAAGTACAATAGCTAGAATGGCGTCTTTTAAAAGACATCAACAACATAAAGATGTTCCTTATGATGAAGGTTGTGGAGGTATAATGTGGGATGCTTGGGGAGGAACAAGTGGAGTAGAGTGGGCTATAAAAAAGTTAGAACAAATAGATAATATTATGGAGTCAAAAATAAAGAATGATATAGACCATGACTATCATTTTCATTTCACTCAAGAAATGATGGAAGAACTACATGGTAACGGAGAGTTGGTTGTATTGGTTGAAGAAGATGAAAAAGAAATGGTTATTAAATTTACCTATGGTAACGAGGAGGTTGAAACTGAAGATTACGAAATAGGAGATGATGAAATAATGGATTTAGCTAAAGAATTAAAAGAGATTAATAATAAATATAAAAAGAATATTTAATGGCTTCTAACGAACATAAAAACTTAAACAACGCTAATCTTCATCCTCCCTTAGATTTTAGCACGGCTTCTAATAGTACAGTTCTTTCTAAAAACTCTACAGGCTCTGTTGAGTGGATTCCTCAAGCGTCATTAAAATCAACTATTGTTAATATTAGAGGGTTTATGAATCCAGGCGGCTCTACTAACTATTTTTTCCCTTCAGCTATGACAGACACTAAAGCTTCTTTTGAGTTTGCAGAAGATTATGGGGCTTCTAGTATTACCGCAGCGAATGATATTACAGTGAGTAAGGTAATGAGGTCATCTTGTTATGCGGCTGCAGTAAATTGCTCTTTAAATCAAATTTCTGGATGGATGTCAGGAGATGTTGCAGAGACAGCTACATTAGCATTAATTAAATGTACTCCAACAGCAGACCTTTCAGATTCTTTTGAGGTAGAAGCTGCAGCTAACACTATAACTATTTTAGATGAAATAAGCGTTTCTACTTATGGTAATAATAATTTAATGGGAGTGATAGATGATACATCTTTTACAGTGGGAAGTTTATCTAAGGGAGAGTTAATAATACCTTTAGTGAAATCAGCTGGAGGAAATAGTGATTTATATTTTAACATATCAATAGAATTAATTTATTCAAATTAAAAAACAAAAAAAATGACAAAAGATACGGCTCAGGTAGTAATGGCAAATGGAGGTGCGAGTGCTTTAACCTTAACAGAGTGTAATCAGATATTGACTTTTATTTCAATATCTTTAGCGATTGCATTTACAATATATAAATTTTACAAATTAAAAAATAAATAATATGGCAACTACAGTAACTCCCGCAATAGCAACAATAACACTATCAGAAAACATAACTCTTAACGGTGTAACCTATGGTAACGCTGTATCTAAATCTTTTGGAAGTCAAGGAGAGGTTATACAAAGAATAATGAGTATAGCAACATCTTTTACAGATATTTTTCATACTTCTACAGTAGATGGCAGAGGTCAGGTAGTAGCTGATGATTGGTGTTATTTCCGAATAACAAATTTAGATGACACTAATTATGTAACTCTTAGATTATATAATGGAACAGACTCTCAGTTTTTTAAAGTAGAGGCGGGAGAGTCATTTTTCTTAATGAGTCCTGATATTGATATAGATGTTGGAACAACATTTAATGGTTTTGCAGATATAACTCAGATAGCAGCTGATGCTCATACAGCAGCTTGTGATGTTGAGGTTTTAATGATAACAGCTCCATTGTCATAGTGACTAGAAAAGGATTAGGATTTGTCTTTAGGAAGTCTAATAGCAAGAAGCGTAGGGGAGTTCATAGCAAGAACGCTTCTGTTGGTCAAAAAGGCTATAGAAAAAAGTATAGGGGTCAAGGAAGATAATATGAAATTAAGAGTAATAAGATTTAGTAGTGAAAAAGATTCTACTAATGGTCTTTTGTTTGATGTAACAGATGGTATTAAGTTTTTGTGTTATACTTTAGAAGATGAGTATAGACCTATGGAAGAAAAGATTATAACAGAAACTAGAATACCACAAGGTACATATAGAATAACTTTAAGAACAGTTGGTGGAATACATAATAAATATAAAAAAAGGTTCTCTGATATACATAAGGGGACTTTGTGGGTAAGAGATGTTCCGAACTTTGAGTATATACTTATACATTGCGGTAATACTGATGAGCACACTTCTGGTTGTTTGCTTGTTGGAGATACTCAAGTTAATAATCAGATTGAAAAAGATGGTTACATAGGAAAATCTACACAAGCTTACACTAGAATATATCCTGCTATAGCTAAAGCTTTAGAGGATTGTAAAGAAGTAACAATAGAATATATTAATTAAATAAATAAAAAATGGAAATTTTAAAAAAAATGTTTGGTTCAAGAAAATTTTGGTACACAATGGGAGCTATATTTGTTCCTTTTATTGCGGCTAAATTAGGATTAACAGAAGTAGAAGTTGAAAAAGTTTATTACGCAATTCTCGCTCTTATCTTAGGTCAGGGAATAGCTGATATATCTAAGAAGTAATATGGGTATTAAATTTAAAAACCCGTTTACAAAATGGATAGGGTCTGCTGTTGCGGACAGTGCCATAAAACCAATTACAGAATTAGTAAAAGCTGTATTAGAGTTATTTAAGGATAACAAAGGTAAGTGGTCTAGTAAAAGAACTGTATCAGGTGTAATTGTATTAGCTGCTTCAGCTGATATAACAGCACATGGTATAACAACAAATAATTTAATACTAACAGGGATAGGTGTATTACCTTTAATTTTTTCAGCATTTGAAAAAAATCCTGTTTGTGGCAATGATTGTTGTAAAAAATAGTTATCTTTGCTGATAACTACACACTCCCATTCGGGAGTATTTCTATGTTTTCAAGTAGTTTTTTTGGGTTGTGAAAGGGGGGTAGTTCCCCCTTTTACGTTTTTATAATTATTTTTTTTGTATATTTGAAAAAAAATTATGAAAGAGTACGGAAAAAGATTAAGACTTACCACAGAAGAAGAAGAATTAATTTATCAAAATAGAGCTGAAACTGTTGACAATATTAATGGTAATACAGCCTTAGAAATTCATTTAAAGGATAGGGGTATAAATAAAAAGGATGTCGTTAGTGTTAAGCATTGGCAATCATCATCAGGAGAGTTAAGGTTCTCTATAGTTACAAAAGAAGATGTTGTAGATAAAGAGGATATACTTCCTAAAATCAAAGATTTAATAGAAAATTACTCTCCAAACTACAAAAAATTAAAAAGAAATAAAAAAGATGCTAACGAGCATTTGTTAGTAATAAATCCAGCGGATATTCATATAGGTAAATATGCAAATAGCGTTGAAACTGTTGAGGGTTATGATATAGACACTGCTGTCAATAGAGTTATAGAGGGTATAAATGGTATATTATGGAAGGTAGAAAACTTTAATGTAGATAGAATACTTTTTTGTATTGGTAATGATATTCTACATATAGACAATGTTTATGGAACTACAACTAAAGGAACCCCACAAGATACAGATGGTAAATGGTGGGAGCATTTTGAAATAGCATTAGCTTTATATGTTAAATGTGTTGAGATGTTGAGAGAGGTTGCTCCTGTAGATTGTGTTCATAGTATGTCTAATCACGATTACCAGAGTGGATTTCATTTAGCTCACGCATTAAAATCTTGGTTTAGAAAATGTGATGATGTTACTGTTGACGCTGAAGTTTCTCATAGAAAATATTATAGATATGGTAATAGTTTAATAGGATTAGAACATGGAGATGGAGCTAAAATGGATAAATTACCCTTATTAATGGCTAATGAAAAACCAAAAGAATGGTCTGAAACTAAATTTAGGTATTGGTATTTACATCACTTACATCATAAAGTTAAACATAAGTATTTAGATGCTAAAGATTATATAGGTGTTACTATAGAGTACTTAAGAAGTCCCTCAGGAACAGATAGTTGGCATAGTAGAAAAGGATTTTGCGGGGTGCCTAAAGCTGTTGAAGGATTTTTACACGAGAAAACTAATGGTCAAGTTGCAAGAATTACACATTATTTTTAACAGTTAAACAACCCTTAACTAACACTTTAGTGAACCCTTATATATAAAGATAAGGATAAATATAAAGATAAAGATAAGGATAAATAACAAAGAAATTTAAAAAAACTTTCTAAATAATTTGGCAGTTCCAATTATTATGCGTATCTTTGTACAAGATTTGAAAGAATAAATAGAATATAAACCTAAAAAAACTAACTATGATTAAAACTATTATTACAGGAGGTCAGTATGATGACCCAAGAGAATACCAAGATGACACCCCACAATGTAAGAACTGCGGAATGAACGATAAGATTGATGATACGGATGTATGTTCAGGATGTATTGATGAATTTGATGAATGGGACACAGTAAGTTCTTGTTGTGATGCAACTATTGATACAGACATACTTGTTTGTTTTGATTGTAAAGAACATTCAGAAACAGCATTAGATTCATATTGTACAGAACATAATTTTAATAAAAAAACATATAGATATGAGTAGAATTAAAAAAAGACTATTAGAAGAATCGTATGACGCTTATGGAAATGAAAGGGGTTCTGAATGTATTGATGAGATGGAGATGATGGATATAGATTGGGATTTAACTGAATACGAATATAATAATTACCAACCAAAAGAGAATATTAACCAAACTAATTATAAAATGAGTAATAACTTAACTAAAACTAAAATGAAAAAAGTTGAAAACAACACTGAGGTAAAAATTGAAACCAAGAAAGAAGCTTTAAGAAGGCTTTATATTGAAAATGGTTTAACAGAAGAAGATATTTACAAAGACAAAAGAGGATTTGTAATTATCACAAGAACAGGTATAGACAAGATTGTATCTAAACAAAAGATAACTGTAGCTTATGAAGTTATAAGTATGGATATTGAGAAAGGATATTGTGTATTAAAAGCTGTTGCTTCTATGACTGTTAATGGAGAGCCTAGAAACATGATGTCGTTTGGAGAGTCTGCAGACAACAACTTAATGGGAGGAGGTAAAAAATTCCCTGTAGCTATGGCAGAGAAAAGAGCTATGAGTAGAGTTGTATTAAAGATTGCTGGATTCTACGAGCAAGGAGTGTTTGGTCAAGATGAGATTGTTGACTAATGAATGAGGAGTGGTTTGATGAACTAACTAATGGAGAACCTTTATTATGCTCATCTATACAGATGGGTGTAATAGAGTCTCTGTTAAAGATTAGTCCTATATCAGAACCAGAAAAATCTGAAATACTTTCACAGATAGATACATACAGTGAAGATGAAGCATCATCTGTTATAAGAATGTTAAAGGAAGATGTAGTTGAAACTGATGTAAGAAAACAATGGAAAAAAATGTTTAACTAAAAAAACAAAAAATGGCAAAGAATAATTATGATAAGATAAGAAGTTCTAAGAATGAACTTGAAGCAATACTTCGTATTAGAGGTATATCCAAAGTAAGATTTGGCAAGATAATAAATGTAAAAGGAAGTACAATAGAAAAATATATTGATAACCCTTTTTATTTAAGATACTTTCACATGGCTAGATTAGCTACCTTTCTAAATATAGATGTTAGAGATGTAATAGATATAATAGAAGTTGATATACCAAACAGACACTCTATAGTAGTTGAAGGAGAGGAGGACTATGATATGGTAAAAGCTTTACCAACTAACAGAAGGTAATTATGGAAAGAGATAGAAAAAAAATACAATTTGTATTTGACTATATACATAAGGAAATGGGTATAAGTGAGCAACAAATTAGAAGCAAGGTAAGAAAAAGAGAGATTTTAGATGCAAGAAGATTGTTTTTTTATGTTATGAGAAACTATTTTCAATACAGTTTTGAAAAAGCAGGTAAAATCACACTTCATAATCACGCAACTGTGTTACACGCGTGTAGAACATTTGACGACTACACTGTTCCTTATCCTAAACTAACTATATTACCATACAAAGATATATGTTTTCAATTAGATTTAATGAAAGATTCTGTTGAAGAACAGGTTGAAGATATGAAAGAAAAAATAATTTTAATCAACAAAGAATTAGATAAATTACTAACAATTAAACAATTACAAAATGGCAGAAAAGAATTACATCGCTAGTAGTATTAAAGAATTTAATACTCAGTACGGAACACTAATTAACGCTAATCTTAAATTAGATGAATTACAAAAGATAGCTAAAAATGGATGGGTACAAATTACAATAGCTGAAAGAAAAACTCCTTCAGAAAAAGGAGCTACTCATTATGCTTTTGAGAACACTTATGAAGCTCCTAAAAAAGAAACTTCAGAATCTAAATTTAAGACTTCTGATGATACAGATGTGCCGTTCTAATACATGACCGCACATTATAGGTCGGGGTTGAGTAGAGTGAATAAGATACAGGAGATTGAGATTCTCATCATTTAACTCTCCCCTTCCTTTTATAAAATTAATATGGAATACTCAAACGATTTTAGATACGATTTAAAATTAGGACAAATCAAAGAGAAAGAACTCGGAGACATACTTAACGACAAATCAATAGAAGTTAAGACAGACCTTAAAGCTGCTGAGACTGGCAGTGTGTTTGTTGAATATGAAAGCCGTGGTAATCCATCTGGAATTTCTAAGACCGAAGCTGATTACTATTGTTTTGTTGTGTCTAAGGATTCTTTTATCCTTATCAAAACAGAGAAGCTTAAAGAAAAATGTAGAAAGTTTCTTAACACAAATTTAGACCTTAAGGGTGGAGATAACAACACTTCTAAGGGTATATTGCTACCATTGTTACAATTATTAATAGATATTTAGAAATAACTACCAAATTATTTGGCAGTCTCGGATTTATTTCGTATCTTTGTATAAGATTTGAAGGGTTAGAGAACCCTTCGTTAACCCTTAAAAACTATAAAAACATATGAATGAAACTAAACAAAGACTGATTGATGTATTATCAGTTCAATCGTCATCAGGTAGAGAGGAAATGATGATAGAGTACATAAAAGATTTTGTAACAAAAAATGTTCCTGAAGCATCAGTAGTAATAAAAAACAATAATGTTTATGTTACTAAGGGAATTTCAGAAAACTATCCTTGTGTGGTTTCTCACACAGATACAGTGCATGATATACATAAAGACTTTAAGGTGTTTGATAATGATGGTGTATTATTTGCATTTAGTAACGACAAACAAAAACAAGTAGGAGTAGGTGGAGATGATAATGTAGGAGTATGGATATGCTTAGAGATGTTATTAGACCTAGAGATAGTTAAATGTGCATTCTTTCATTCAGAAGAAGTTGGATGTGTAGGTAGTAGTCAGGCTGATATGGAATGGTTCAAAGATGTTGGATATGTGTTTCAATCAGACAGGAGAGGTCATAATGATTTTGTAAACAACATAGGTGGTAAGGATTTGTTTGGTAAAGATTTTTCAGAAAAGATTGCTCCTGTTTTACAATACCATGAATACAAAGAAACAAACGGAGCTATGACAGATGTAGAGCAGTTAGTTGATAATGGTTTAGATGTTTGTGTAGCTAACATGAGTAGTGGATATTACAATCCCCATACAGATAGTGAAACTGTAGATTTCTATGATGCAGAAAATTGTCTTAACTTAATATATAATCTTATAGTTCATTTAGGATGTGAAAAATATATTAATACTGAGTTTAATAAAACAACATACGATTTTTCAAATGGAGGTAAAAATTATTGGGGAGGTGGTTATGGAGGACATTACTACGAAACTGACAAATGGGAAGATGAGTATGGTAACGAGGTAGTATATGAAGATGGAGAGGAGTTGTGTTACTATTGTGGAGATAAAGTTGTAGAGTCTATATCAAAGGTAAAAAATTATAGATACTGCAAGGGATGTAAAGCTGAGGTTTATTATGATGAATCAATATATGATGTTGACGAAACCCCAACCTTAGACAAAGTAAATAATGTTATTAATACTCACTACTAAAATAAATAATTATGCCTAAAAGATTTACAGATACAGATAAATGGAAAAAAGGATTTATAAGAAACCTACCTTCAAAATATAAATTACTGTGGTTATATATATTAGACGATTGTAACCACGCTGGTATATGGGACACAGACTTTGAGGTTGCTTCAATAAGAATAGGAAGTAAGATAAACGAAAAAGAAGCTTCACGAGTATTAGGAGAGCAGATAAAGATATTTGATAATGGCAATAAATGGTTTATACCTAAGTTTATAGATTTTCAATATGGACAACTTAATGAAAATGTTAACGCTCATAAATCAGTAATTAAATTGTTAGACAAGTATGATGTATATAATGTAGAGGGTATAAGCCCTGTTGATGTTGCTGGTTTTGAGGGAGAGATAAGTAATCCTGTAAAGTTTAAAAGATTTAAAAAACCTACAATAGACGAGGTTAAAGAATATTGTTTAGAGAGAGGGAATAATATAAACCCTGAAATATTCATAGACTTCTACGAAAGTAACGGATGGAAGGTTGGAAAGAACTCTATGAAAGATTGGAAGGCTTCTTTAAGGACTTGGGAAAAGAACTCAACAAACTCTAATAAATCAAGTAAAGTAGAAAACCAAATAGATTCTTGGCAGAAAGCTAGAGATATAGTAAACAATAGTTAATGAAACATAGAAGTAGAATGACTCAAATGGAATTAAATCAGCTTACAGATAAATCTTTAGACGCTTATGTTATGTCTTTAGATGGAGATAAATATAGAGTTTATCCAGAAAACGGCAGATATTTTGAAAGATATGAGATTAGATTGGTGGTTGGAGATAATATCATTATGAGTGTTGGAGATAAAAATATGTTAGTATTAGAAGATGAGGATAAAAAATTTACTGATAAATTAATAATAAGAAAAGACCAAATAAAATGATAAAAGACATAGATATAAAAGAGTTAGAGCTAATGTGTGTTGATTTAATAAGTAAAACATTAGTTGAGTTAGGGCAGTTAAAAGATGAGAAACATATTGTTATACTAGCTAAGTCTTTAGCTTATGATGTTAAGGAAGATTTTAAGAATTTATATTTTGAGGATATAGTTCAATCTTTTAGACAGGGGGTAAGAGGGACAGATAGTTTTGTGTTGAATGTTCAGAATTATTATAAATGGATAAAAGAACATAGACAATTAATATGGAATGAGTCTAGTAAAGAACCTGAGCGTAGAGATAAAAGATTAGTATATAGAAGTAGGAAGGGAACGGGACTTAAGATTATGAATAAAGAAATTAAAAAATTAAAATGAGTTATAGGGCATTATATGAGAAACATATTGAGAAAATACCTAAAGATTGGGATGTTCATCATATTGATTTTAATCATAATAACAATAGTTTAGATAATTTAATAGCTATTCCAAAAGTAATTCATACAGTTATACATCAATGTGGATATATGGCAAAAGATGAAATAGAAAATTTAATACAAATATATAATATTAATAAAAAATTAAAATAATGACCCCAATAAAAATAACGCTTAAGGTAATACCAGACCATAAGAGATACACTATACTAAGTAGTGGAGATGATAAAGCTGCTATATACAAAAGGTATCTAACTATATTTTATATAAGAGTTTCTAGAGTTTACGAAGGTCATGAGATATGGGGAGAGGTAATAAATGAATACGATAAATTAACTAAATAATATTATGGAAATAACATTATCATTAATAACATTTGTTGTTGGAGTTATAGTAGGAATGTATGTAGTAACACAAATAGAGCGCTCAATAAGCAGTTCCGTTAACCGAAATAAAATTATTAAAAACATAGATAAATTAAATAAAAAGAAAAATGATTAGTTATATAGGAGGTAAATCAAGAATGAGTAAATGGATATGTGAATACATACCTAACGATATAGAAGCTTATGTAGAAGTTTTTGGAGGAGCTTTCTGGGTTTATGTTAAAGGAGACATACACTCTAAGCCTGAACTTAAAAAAATTGTATATAATGACAAGAATAAGTTTATGGCAAATATGTTTGCGTGTTTTCAAAACCCACACATTATAGCCAAATCTTTAAAAATGTTTGAGTCTCAAGACGAAGAAAGGTTTTATAAGTTTCAAGATTACTTAAACACATTGGTTGATGAGAATATTAATTTTCCATTAGGTACTTATCCGATAGCTATGAAATACGCTTACTGCGCAACTCAAGTCTTTAGTGGTAGTAAGATATTAGAAAGTAGTTTTATTGACTTAAAAGGTAAGTATGGTAGTAAATACGACAGCCTAATAAACAAGTTGCAGAACTCCGACATAATAGATAGATTAGAAAAGATTACAGATGTAGAGAATTTAGATTATACAGATTTAATATTAAAATATGATGGCCCCAAAACATTCTTTTATGTTGACCCTCCTTATTGGAAAACTGAAGATTATTATTCTAATCATGATTTTGATGTAGATGACCACGACACATTAGTAACACATCTAAAAAGAATTAGAGGTAAATTTGCATTGTCTTACTATGATTTCCCCTTACTATCAGAATGGCTACCTAAAGATAAATACAGATGGGAAAGTAAAGAATTTAATAAAGCTGCTGGAGCTCAGAAAGGTAAGAAACAAAATAAGGGAACAGAATTACTTATTATGAATTATTAATTTATATATTTGCATTATGAAATATAATAATATAAAAAGATTATTAAGACAACAGATTGAAAGTGGAGTTAGGTCTTTATGGACATTTAACGAAGTAGAGCCAGAGTTTACCATGATATACAAAAACTATACAAACCAGTTATCTATATATACTCCAAAACAACTAATTACTTATTTAGATGAAAAAGAAAGAGCATAGTAAACATTACTATGAATTAGACAGGAATATGAGTTTAACCTCAGGCCAATATGATGGCAAAACATTATCAGGAGGACTGCAAAACGATAATAGAATACCTGAATATTACAAGGGTAAAGAAGGTTATGAAGCAAGGAAAGTTTGTGATAACTTTGATTTAACATACCATCTAGCAACAGCAACAACATATATATTAAGAGCTTACAAAAAACACGATACTCCAACAGATTGTATCAAGAAAGCTATAGCTCATTTAGAATTTGAATTAGAAAAAATTAACCAAGAAAAATAAACTATGACAACAATTTACATTACATTAGCAGTAATTATCTTATGGCTCATTGGAGTTGATATAAGATATTATCAGATTAACAAGAAAATAAGTATTATGCATAATACAGATAAGAATCTTTTAGAACTTGTTAAGTCTGCTCAACAATTAAAAGATGAAAAAGAAAAAGAAGATAAGCCAAAAGCTAAACGAGACAACAAAAAACGGATTATCAAAAAGTCAAAGCGAGTACGAGCTCCAAAAGTCAGTAGTTAAATACCTACAACTACAATATCCCTTAGCTAAATTCTGTGCGAGTTTAGGAGGGATAAGAACATCTTATACTCAAGCTGTAAAAGCGAAAGCTAGCGGCTATATAAAAGGTTTCCCCGACCTCCAAATCTGCTACCCTACCAGAGAATCATGTGGTCTTTTTTTAGAAATAAAGAAAGATAGAAAGTCCTACGCTTCAAAACATCAACACGAATGGATTGAATACCTAAACGAAGTTGGATATACAGCTAAGGTATGTAAAGGGTTTGATGAATGTAAAGAAGCTATTGATAATTATATGCATAAACAGTATGATGGGGGTAAGCTATAGAGGAGGGGGATATAGGGGGTACAGGGGGCAGGGGTTAGACCTTTGTTTTCAAAATCATAAACTTAATACCAAAAAGTTATGATGGAGATTATTTGTGATGTATGTAGTAAAGAGTTTGAGCTATTAGAGAATAAAAGTTATTTAGGAGCTCGTCTTGACTCTAAAAACCCTGAAGAATGCGACCCATTAACAACAGAGATAATAGGATTATGTAGTGTTTGTTATAAGGTTGAGAAAAATAAGATTAAAGATAAGAAAAAAAAGAATAATGGGGAAGATTAAAAGAGAAGATAGAAAAGACAGGAGAGGTGGAGGATATGCAAAAAGAAAGTTTACATACGAGCAGGCTGAAGGTATAAGAGAATTATACAAGACTGGAAAATACACACAAGACCAATTAGCTGAGGTATGTGAAGTTAGTCAACCAATTATAAATCAGATACTTACACACAAAACCTACACTAAAGATTAAGGTACAATGAATTATATTTTAGTTGTAATATGGCCATCATAGCCCTGAAACTGTCTTACCCTTATATATAAAAAAACAAAACACTGTTGAAACTGTCTCCCGCTTATATAAAAAAATAAAAAAAATTTTTTTCTTCCCAAACAATTTCCTGAAGCTGATTTACTGTTGAAACTGTCCTCGGCTTATATATAGTCCTGAAACTGTTAGGGGCTTATATTAGGAGATTTTTTTGAATTTTTTTTTACTATGCATGCATAGTACTTTTAGCCTGGCCTAAATATATTTTTAGCCGCGCCTAAAATTTATTTTTAGGTTTGCCTAAATTTATTTTTAGACAAAAAGCTTATTTAGAATCATTATAAATTAGAAATAAATTGTAAATAGTTTGTAAATTATTTGTATAGTCCAAATAAAAGCCGTTATATTTGCCTATTATTAATTAAAACCTAAAAAAAATGTTAAACGTAAACAACGAAACGCAGGAGCAACAAACAGAAAGAAGTTATCTAATAAATAAACTATCTGAAGAGCTAGATAACGCATCTAAGGAAGTACAAAAAGACAACCTATATAAGATGTATATTGGAGAAGCTAGGTCAATAATGACTTACGACTATTTCGTCAGTTGGACGCCTATAGAGGATTTAAAAATAATCCTGGAGCAAGTAATAACAGAAAATAGAAAATAAAAAATAACTAGGGGAGCTTAAAAACTCCCCACAAAACCCCCCCTTAAAAATGAAAAATTTA